TTCAGGCTGGTGCTGATGATCAGGCTGGTACTGATGATCAGTCTGCTACGGATGCTCAGGCGGCTTCCAAAAAGAAAAAGTAATTTCCTGGTCGATGCGGCATAGCGATATGCCGTATCAGCGAGGGGGTGATCTATGCGTGAAAAATTGGTTGGTGCAGCGGCTCCGTTGTTTCCTGATTTGTCGGTTGTGCGTACTCAGTGCCGACTGGATGAAGATGAGACGGATCTTGATAGCTTGCTGACGCTTTTTGTATCAGCAGCGGTAGCTACTGCTGAGCATGAAATGCAGCGGCCAATCCTGCCGCAGTCCTGGTGCCGTACTTTTGATGATATTGGTATTGCACTGTTGGCATTGCGCAGCGATGTGCTGGCGGTCTCTTCCGTTGTGGCGCGTGATGCGTTGGGTGTTGAGACTCCGCTGCCCATGCACGCGTGGCGGCTTGCTCGTGGAAAAGACTTGATCTTGTTCGATGGCTGGCCAGCCGGTGCTATCGAGATTGATGTTTCCTTCTCATGCGGTGCCTGGACTGTCGATACCGTACCGGATGCAATCAAGCATTGGGTGCTGATTCGTGTGGCCACGGCATTGCGGAATGGTGAGGAGGTGATACAGGGAGCATCGGCGGTGGCCATGCTGCCGCGTTCTCATGTCGATGGTTTGCTTGATCCTTGGAGGCGCTATGCGTAGTGATCGCGTAGTAAAGGGGGAGATCCAGCGGCGCGTAAAAGGGAAAAATGCTGCTGGGGAGTCAGTCGATGTCTGGCAGCCTATCGGGCCGAGGCGCTGGATGGATGTACGCGATCTGACGGGCCGGGAGCGTGTTGGTGACTCGACAAACTTCATTGCCGATGCGCGTGGATTTTGCAGCTGGGTTGATGGCGTGGATGTTGATATGCGCGTTGTTTGGCGTGGCCGCAAATACCGGATCGTAGCTCCGCCGATTGATAAAAATGGCCAGCGCCGGGATATGGAATTACTTCTGGAGTTCGACCATGGACATCAAAGTAACGGCTGATGATGCGCAGAAGCGTATCTTTGTCCAGCTTGGCAGCCTGGGTGACTCTGTATCTGATCGCCGCGCACTCTCCAAGCCGCTGCTGGTTGGGGTGCAGATCATCCAGCGAGAGGCAAAAAAGCTGGCTCCACGCGATAGTGGGTTTCTGGCATCGCAGATCATTGCGTGGACAAATTGGAGAAAGACCGATGCGCCGCTGACTGGTTTTGTGACAGTGGCAACGCGTGCAAAGCGTATGCGAAACGGCAAGCTCAAGGCCCAGCGACTGGCGGACAAGGCCAGCAAAGGGCGCTCATCTGCGGTAGTAACGGCGTTTTATGGACGCTTTCTGGAGGATGGCACTAAGAAAATGGACGCTGAGCCATTCATGTCTCCTTCGGTGGAGCGAGTCGGTGAGCAAGCAACTGATACCGTAATGGCGGGGGCGAGGTCGGTGCTGTTGCAATTGATGGAGGCCAGGCTATGAGGGATTTGGCTATAGCGTATGCCGTTGCAAAGGTACTAGGTGCGGTGCTTGGTGATCGTGTAACGGTAGGTGATTTGGTGGTGAAGCCGGAGGATATCAAGCAGCCAGCATCTGTCATTCACCTTGATGAGTCGGTGCCTGAGGACAAGGAAGGCATGGCGGTTCGTACTGATCAGGTTGATTTGCGTATCACCACACTGCTTGATGCTGAGGGTGGACAGGTCTATACGCGAATCGGGCCGCATCAGACGCAGTTGCGGGCGGCATTGTTCGCCACGCATAACCTTGGCGGGGCGGAGAAAATTATCAGCTTGAAGGAGGTCCGGACGCGCTACGAGTTCAACCGGGATGAGATGGTTTACATGATTCACTTGGACATTCGCATCAAGCATCGCCGGGCTGCTGAGCAGCCGTAGTTGTGCGGCATCTGGCCGCAACTGTTTTTACATTGCCCGCTTATGCGGGTTTTTTTACGCCCATAGGAGGCATGATGGCTACGCTTCAGGAATTTAGCTATATCGGTAAGGGCATTGTTACCTTGATTGATGGCGCTGTGGAAACCCCGCTGGGTAACTGCAGTTCTCTCGGTATCAAGATGACTGTCGATGAAAAAAAGCTGGCGAACTACAAGACGGCTGGCGGCGGAAATCAGAATACTGTTTTTCGTATCTCTGATGCATCTGCGGAAATGGATCTGCGTGAATTTTCGGCTGCTAACCTGGCGCTGGCGACTTCGGGTGCTGCCACGATTGATCAGGCGACTGGCATTGTTACGGTTGAAGCGCTGACTCAGGTCGGTAAAGAGTTCGGCCTTCGCTTTGATGGTCTGAATGAAGCGCAAAGTGGTGCTTCAGTCGTCATCACTATCTACCGCCTGAAAGTTTCCCCGGCTGATAGCCTCGATCTGATCGGCGATGACTTCGCCACCTTGAAGGTTAAGGGTGCCATTCTGGCTGATTCGACAAAGCCTGCTGGTAAGAGCCAGTACTTCAAGGCTGTGATGGCTACCAAGGTGTAAGCCGTGGCCGCTCCCGGTTCGTCCGGGGGCGGTGCTGTGGTAGGCTGATGTCATGATTTTTTGAGAGGGAATCATGACATGAGTCAATCGCTATATGAATTTTTGGGCCTATCCAAGAACGCCAGCCCTGATGTGATTCGGGCAGCAATCAATACAGTAGCTGATCGGCATGCTGCATCTGGTGCTGATGCTACGCAGGCACGGATGCTAACGCTATGCGCTGAAATCCTGCTTGTACCGGAGAAGCGTAAGGATTACGACAAGCGGCGCTCAGAAAAAGAGGCCGGTGCAAGTCAAAATAGTTTTGGCAATGAGATGGATGCTGTAAATAAAAGTGATTACAGTGTTTTTCTATTGGCATTTCCTATTGCTTTTACCGCTCCAATGGTGGCACTTTTATTTATGGGTCCATTGCTAATCGGGGCTAAAGCTATAGCAATGTCAATATACGTGATAATGTCATTTGTTGTTGGTATTACTGCGTCGTTGGAACTGTATAAAAATTGTGAAGATGATGATCCATTGTCAGCATTCTTAATATTTTTAGTTGTATCGTTTATTTTTCCTGTTGGATATGTTTGGTATATGCTTGGGAGGGGAAAGTACGGATTGCGGTCTATGATTGGGATTCCAATTTTTGTTGTTTTATCATCTGCTATACTATTTATATATCCTGCATCGAAGTCAGAGAAAGCACTTAGAGAATTTATTGATAGGCAAAATCAAGAAGTAACAACTAAGTTAGAAAGATTTCAGCAAGAAAATGATGCGCGAAGAAATGGAATATTTGTAGTTCCAAATCAAAGCGATAACTAAACAAGGCCCGAAAGGGCCTTTTTTATTTGGTGATGAAATGTCGAAGAAAAGCAAAGTTGTTTCCTTTAACGGAAAAGATATTACCTTTAAGGAATTGGTTGTTTCTGAGGTAAGGAATTTGCTTGAGATTACGCCAATTGATTATGTTGATGCGTTGCTGTTGAGTGATATCAGTCTTAGCGAGCTTGCATTTATGGCAAACATTGCAGTTGATGATCTTTCTTGTGCGACAAGTGCTGACTTGGAAATGCTGTGTGCTGCTGCAAGAGAGGTAAACCCCCTTTTTTTCGAAATGAAAGTGCGGGTCGTAAAAGTAGCAGAAAAAATGCAATAGATTTACTTGATAAGACAATTTGCGCGCTTGTCACGCTTGGACATTCAAATGTTTTAAGTTATCCATACTCTTTATTCTCAATTGCCTGTAAGGAGGCTTCAAATGGCAAGTAATGACATGCTGATTCGACTGGCGCTGCAAGGTGATGCTAGTGGCTGGGTCTCCGAGGTTGCAATTGCTGAAAAAAAGTATGGCGATGCCTTGAAGGGTATGACGCGTCAGTCAGCGCAAATTGAGATTTTCGGCAAGCTGCAAAAAGATGCCAGGGCGGCATCTGGAGAGTTTTTCCGGCTCAAGCGCGAGGCTGAGGGATATCGCACAGCAATAAGCCAGGCAACTGGTCCGACTGCTGATCTTGAGGAGGGTCTGAATAAGACGGAAAAAGCGCTCAAGAAAGCAGAAGATCGCATGCGCAAGCAGATATCCGCATGGCGCGATGTCAAGCGTGAGTTGACGTCGGCGGGTGTTGATATCAGTAATCTGCCCGGTGCTCAGCAGAAGATACAGGAAAAAGTAAGATCAACTAATTTTGATGGTATTCGGCAAAAGTCTTTAGCCTCTGCGCGTTTTGATCTAGGCATGCAAGATCCTACTGATATGCAGGATAAGGTCGAAAAGCTACAGCTTGCTTATGATCGGCTGCTTGCCAGTGGAAAGCTGTCGTATCAAGAGCAGGCCAGGGCTGCTGAGCAGTTGCGTGTGAAGTTGGCAGAGTTGCGTGGGCAGGCCTCTGTGCCGGTAGGAGCGGGTTTCTTATCTGGTATGCGGGGCGAGGTAGTCGGCGCTGTTGCTGCGCTGGTAAGCCTGTCTGCGGCGCTGTATTCGGCATCTAATGTGGTGCTTGATACTGCTGGTCAGTTCGAGACGCTGAAAGTGCAGTTAGTTGCTGTCGAGAAGTCTGCGACAGTCGGAACGCATGCATTTGCTGCCATGAAGCAGCTGGCGCTTGATTCTCCATTTGGCGTAAAGGATCTGACTGGATCGTATATCCAGCTTCGCAACTTTGGCCTTGACCCGATGGCTGGTTCGTTGCAAGCGATTGTTGATCAGTCGGCAAAGCTGGGTGGTGGCCAAGAAAAGCTGATCAGTATTGGCTTGGCGCTTGGTCAGGCATGGAGCAAGCAAAAGCTGCAAGGCGATGACATTTTGCAAATGATCAACGCGGGTGTGCCAGTGTGGGACTTGCTGGGTAAGTCGCTCAACAAGACGACTGCCGATCTGCAAAAAATGTCTGAGGCCGGGCAGCTAGGGCGCAATGAAATCCAGAAGTTGATTCAGGCGATGGAGGCGGATGCAAAGGGTGCAGCTGCTAGCCAGGTATCAACCTGGCAGGGTGCGCTGTCTCAGCTGTCGGATATTTGGCAGCAATTCAAAGCACAGCTTGCTGATGCAGGTCTGATGGATGTGGCAAAGGAACAAATTGCTAAGCTGACAGAGATGATCAGAACGGCAATGCAGGATGGCACTGCTGAGAAAATTGGTAAGCAGATGGCTAGCATTATTAAAGCTATCGGTGATGTTGCTGAGTCAACTGTTGGTTTTATTCGCGATCACTCGAATGCAATTAAGTTGCTTGCTGGAAGCTATGCTGGATTAGTTATATTGCGACCAATTGTAAGCTGGATTGCATCAATTGGAATTGGGCTTAATACGTTAAAGATTTCAATCGCAGAGCTTCGTACTGTAGGTAACATAGCAGATGTTATTTTTGGGGCTGATGCTATTGAGAAATTAGGTGCAATCTCAGCAAAGATTAAATCATTAATTTTTGATGTTGCTGCTTTAAAAACAGCTGGTAAGTTGGGAATTGTAGGTCTAGCAACAATTGCTGCGGCAAAAGTTGCATATGATCAGGTTGAAATGCATAACAGGAAAACAGAGCGAGCCCTTGAGTTGTCAAAGAAGGTTTCAGATTTGATGATTTCAGGAAGGACAGAAGTAGGAATTAAGTCTGATGATCAGCTAAATGGCATGAACAAAGATCAGGTTACTGAATATGGTGATGATCTAAAAAGATCGCTAGATGCCAAGCAGGCACGCTTGCAGCAACGCTCAGAAGAGATTGCAAAGAAAGGTGGGGACTCATCTAGGGATTTAAGATCACAGCAGCTTGCTCGCGAATTGTTGGCATATCAGAAGGCCATGGATGGGTTTGCCGGTTATGCCCAGCGCCGCACAGCAGCAGAAGATCGGTTCAGTAAGAGTGTCGATGCAATCCGCAATGGTGCGCTGGCAAACCTTGCTGTTGCTATTGCGAAAGAGCAGAAGATCTATGACCGGGCAAATGAGACGCTGAAAAAGGCGATTGATGAGCGTGTGAAGCATCAAGATGCCTGGTATGCAAACAAAGCGTCTGATCCTGGTGCTGCGAAAAAAGAGCCTTCCGGTGTCCTGGACGTAGCTGATGCAATGTTCAAGGCGCAGAAGCTGTCTGAGACTGCAAAGCTGGCTCATCAGAAGGCCGGTGAGACGGGCTTGGAGGCAGATGCGAATGTCGCAAATCGTGCTGCCGCAGCTGCTGAAAAGTCGTATGAGCGCGTGATGGAGATTATCAATGCGCTACGCGAGGCCGGGAAAATTGGTGAGGCTGAATGGAAGTATCTCAACGATCAGGCCGGAAAGCAGCAGGATAGTTACGATGCTGGCCGGGTGTCTACGGCAACTGATCAGCTGAAAGCGGCGATGGAAAAGGTGGAAGCGCTCAAGCGTGCTGCCGATTCCGTCAAAAACTTGCAGATCGGTTTTGATACAGAAAAAGGCCTGCTTGATCTTGAGCGATTCATGGCGCTGATGGAGGAAAAGGCGCGGGCTCAATCGCTGACTATTCCGGTACAGTTTGTCGGCCCTGATGGAAAGTTGCTGAAAGAGGCGCGTGATGATCTTGGGCTGAAAGCGCCCGGCTATGACTCTGGTGGCTATACCGGCGATGGTGGCGTGCTGGAGCCTGCCGGGGTTGTGCATCGAGGCGAGTATGTCCAGCCGCAATACCGGATGCGCGAGCCTGGTGCGCTGGCATTCATGCAGGATTTCCATGCGCGAGGCATGAAGGCGGTGCAGGAGCGCCGGGGGTATTACATGGGCGGTCTGGTTGGCGCTGACTTTTCGTCGGTGGCCAGCCGTCTTGATATCCCATCGGTATCCTCTGGCGCTGCTTCGGCGCCTGCGCTGGCGCCTGTGACTATCTATCTGCCTGGCCTGCCGTCTCCGGTGTCGCTATCTGGCTCGAAGGATGCAATTGATCAACTTGTGAGTGCATCGCGGTTGATGGCTCTGAAAAAAGGATAAGCCCGCGAAAGCGGGCTTTTTTCATGGTGATGTATGACTGACCCGTCAATGACCATCGCGGTTGATGGTGTGCTGATTGAGCTGCTGGCTGGCTTGCAGCTGCAACAGAGCTATGAGCATGTTCCGGGGGGATTTTCCTTGCGGCGCAGTCGTAACGGCAAGGCGTTGCCGCAATCGCGCTGGCGCAAGATGAAAACAACCATTCAGGGTGGCGGGTGGAGGCCTGCCGCTATCGCGGCGCTGGATACGACTGTCCCGCATGTTATCGACTGTATTGCACCGCGCATTGTGCCTATCGGGACGGTGGTTGTTGAGCGCCCGGATGTTCCTGGCATTGTTGTTGATGAGGGATACCAATATTGGCCGCGCTTTACCGGCTTTATCACAGTCAATGAGCAGCTTGATGCGCGCTCTGCAACTTATGGCTGGACGCTGACACTGGAGGAAGAGTAATGGCAGCACCAAATCCGGCATATACGCCAGAAGTAAAGCCGATTTTTAATAGAACTGTTTATGTCGAAGGGTGGGAAACTACGCTTTCAGAAGATTGGACAAGCATGAATGCGCCACCGCTTACTGATTGGATTGGGCTGGATTCAATTCTGATGACGGTAAGTGGTGCGGTTGCTTATATCACGGTTGAATGGACTGACTCTGGTTCTGTTTATCGCAGACGATTCAAACTGTTTAATCAGTTGGGTGTGATTATTTGTCGTGTCATGCCAGCAATGGCAACGGATTCAATGCCGCTGAATGGTTTAAGGCCAAAAGGCGCTCGCGTTTATATGTCTGCACCTGCTGCAAATATGCAACTTCTGGAGAATTTCACTCCAGTTGTCATGCCGTATTATGTTGAGAGTGGTGGTTTTGTGACGCTGTATCCAGATTGGCCGCCATTGTCAAATCCTGATGGCTCGGCGTATGTATATCCTGATTTGAATGCTCACCCTGAAATTACGGGGCTATTGTTGTTGACCTATAAGACATATCGCGGATTTGTTGTTATGGGTGAAACAAGACTTACAAATTATCAGGGCTGGGTGGTTGGTTCACAAATTAATTCTGGAGGCACGGTTTCATAATGTCTATTGGGATATCTCCTGTCGGTACTTCGCCGATTGGCATTGATAAATCAGCTTCGCTGCCGGTGAATATTGTTGGTGAAGTTGTTTCATTGCCTGTTGTTGTTCGTGTTGCCAAGCCAGATATGGTCTTAGCATCGGCATGGGATATCCAAGTCATTCTGTCCGGTGTTGACGTATCTGACCGGGTTGTCGGTACGGTTGAAATTGAGATTGAGGAGGCATCTGCCCGGATTGCAACTGTCACGCTGGAGGCAGCATCGGAATCGCTGATGCAGCTATCTGGTGCATCGCTGGTAATCAATGTGAAAACGTCAGCGGCAAGCGATTGGGTACGTCGATTCACTGGGTTGGTGGCATTGCCGGATATCAATCCAGATGCTGGCGTGATTGTGCTGCATGGTGCCGATTCCCGGCGTGATGTCCTTGCAATGTCGTCTCGGACGGTCATTGCATCACTGGTTGGCGGATACTGGTCTGATGCAGTGTTTGGTAAGTATGCAGATTCGCTTGATTATGCAAGCGCCCGCCTATCGACTGTCCCTGGTGCTTTTGATCTGGATGCATACGGTAATCCGCGCATGACACCATGGGCGGGCCTCGCGGCTGCTGCAACATTGACGGATGATGTCATTGAGGACGGCACGCTTCGATTGATACCTGTAAGCCGACAGCGGGTCGTCAACTTCGTCACGAATGACAATGAATCTATCGAGCCGATCAGCACAACTGCAATTTGCGCCTTAGCTGATGGTTCCGGCCTGACAAAATCACCTACGCCAACGCTATCCGGTGTGGCTGATCCGGGCGTATCGGTTCGGGTTGATATTGCTGGCCAGTCGCTGGGTGCAGTTGCATCGCAATCAGGCTCCTGGTCTGTCGTGGTTGGTATCCCGCTTGCTGATGGTCGCTATACGCCGCGTGTCACGCTGTCGATTGGTGGGGCGTCATGCTCAATGTGGGGAACTCCATTTCGTGTTTCGCGAAATGGTACAGGTGACGGGTATATCGGCCAGGCGGCGACAGAAAAAGTCATGGATGCGAGTTTTGAGTATCGCTATCCACGCCTGCATGAATACCGCCGTAACTGGAACTGGTCGATGGGCATCAGCTATGGCGAGTATGTGCGTGGCCATAATGGGAAACCATACCGCTTGCCGGAAAAGTCACTGTTCAAGTCTGCTGTTCAGCAGTCTGGCTGGTTGCTGCGATCTGAGTCTTATACGGCTCCGCTGCAAGGCTCGCAGTACGTTGGCTATGTCGATAATGCAGGCAATGTCATCAGCGGGCCTGTGCCGTCTGCTGGTGTATCTGCGGTGCTTACGTACAAGAACGACTATACCGGCCCGGCGGCTGATGATCCGCGCTGTGAAGCGGCGGCTTTGGTTGCGTCAAAGCGCATTGTGCAGGCATTGACTGAACGCTATCGGATTACGGTATCAGCACCTGATAGTGTCGCCGCCCTTGGCCAGCTCAAGGCTCAGGGTCGGCAGGCAAATCTTGATGCAACCGGCGAGTTTGACTCTGCATCCTGGGAGGCATCTGCAACGATGCTGCCAGATATTGGGGCGGCGTCTGTGGATCTGCTCTCAATGCCAGGGGCAGCCCGTCAGGATGCTGATGATGCAATTGCGGCGCTGATCGCTATTGCCCGCCGCCAGATACTGGAATCCCACCGTGCAACGCGGCTGTCTTGGCGCATGCCAGTCATGCCCAGCCTTGATGTGTCAAAGGCTGTGCTTGTTCAGTCGGCAGCTATCCGGGCATCCGGGAAGTTGGCACGAATCATAGAGCGTTATGACATTGATTCCGGCAGCGCGATTGCTGATGTTGAAATTGCAATTTCCGGCCTGATCGGGGCGGGTACTGCGGTTGATGATCCGATAAAAGCGCCTGCCATCACCGCTATGGCATCGCAAGCGGTTGGTGATGTCGTCGCCCTCGGATCATGCCTTGAGGGGCGTGATGCATATACCAGCGCGACGGTAGGTTATGCGACTGGTGCGCAGGGTGACAGCGCTTCGGATTATCCGCATGAAGTTGGCTTAGCTGTTCCGTCGATCCCGGTCTATGTCACTGATCCGGTTGAGCGTGAGATTGCACATCAGGTATCGGTATCGGTTCCGGTGGATATCCTGGAGGTGTTCTGATGGTTACATTTTCGTTCTATGCCGATATGCATAGGGTGACCAAGCTACAGTCACTGACTTTGCAGGGCGGGGTGCCGACGCAGTTTTTTGTAGCATGCGAATCCGGGAAGGCGGCACAAGCGGCAGATGCTGGCGATATCGTCGTATCTGCTGCGATTGTAGGCTTTCCCGGTGTCATTCATCTGTCTCGTACTCTTGCCGATCTTCATCAGTCCTCAGCCTCTGTTTCGTTGGGGCAGGTGGTCTCTGATCCGGTGCCGATCTGGGCTCTGGCAGATGATGCGACGGTCGCTGCTGGGGCATATCAGATAGCGCTTTCAACAAATCCAATTTATGAGGTGTGATATGGCCTCGATGTCGAAGCAGCAGGCTGATGAGGTGGGCCGCGCCCTGGCGCAGGAGGGTACTCCGGTTGTTAAGAAACTCCAGCCGGTGGCGGGCCGTGGTGGTGTTGCTGGTGGTGTTTTTCGTGGGAAGTCGAAGGAAGGGGTGGCCTCGTCTGGATCTGGCGGATTGGCATCGCAGTATGTCGAAACAGCCCGCACCTGGGGTGATGCATCAACAGCATTGGTCACCAAGTTCACCAGTGATGGTCTGTTTGCAATTGGCATGGTGCCGATCAAGACGCTGACGCTGGCGGAGGCCGATTCGGCGGGTAATCCGGTAACCGGCACTGCGGTGACAATTACGCTAAGTGGAGCGCTGCCACCATGATGCAGCCTGACAGAATGGGTTTTTTTGGTGGTCATGTTGAGGGCGCAATGGGTGGTCATGGGATATTTGTGAGGGACGATGGCCAGCGATTTCCATGGCAGGGAATTGACCCGTTCTACACCTTTCAGAATGGGGAAACCTGGCCAGCGTTTTGCAATAGAACTCGCATACCTGGTGCGCCGCATAATGTTCCTGGTGCGCGTGCCGAGGTTTGGTCATATGGGCCGTTTGCATGCTTATATGCAGGAAAATATCCATTCGCAAGCAATGTGCTAGTTGGGTGGTTGTTTCCCATCGCGCCTGGTGAAGTGCTTTGGATTGGTGCTCCTGGCGGTGCTGGAATGGCAGATCAGGGTGATTTTTCTGCTAGGCCTGCTTTTAAGGTATCTGTATCTGGTGATGTTCCCGTCAGTCCGAAGTGGGTTTGTTCATCTCTGGATGGCTCATGTGCTGTTATTTATGATGGTAGCCATTACTATGACGCTCATGTTTCTGTTGTGAAAAATACGGGGGTAAATAATCAAAATACGACGAGCAAAATTCGTTATGATGTTTCAATTGTTTATGCAAAGTATCAAGGCAGTATTGGTCGAGTAGTTGATATTGAAAATAATTCTATTGCCGATGTTGATTTTCAGAATCTAAGCACTAGTGAAGATGTGGGCTTTGCTAGCATAAATGGGAATAGTGTACAGCTAATAAAGCAGATTACGCATTATAAGTATTCATATGCTGGAAAGGTTTTGCTAGAGTATCGGCATGATTTTGTTTATGGTGTTCCTAATGATTACGTAAAAGAGCTGGCGATTGAGCAGTATTTATTAGACCATGGAATGGCTGATAGGTTAGTGACGGTAAATGTTTGCGGCCAAGTCGAGATGGATTCAAAATTATTCCCAAGAACGTCAATGGTCGGCTATCGTTTTAGCATTTATCCATGCAATATGTTCTGCGGTACTGTTGTTGAAACGGTAGATGGCTCTTCGTCATCTGTAGTTCGTAATTCATTTTTTGGTGATGCATTCAATGCTGTTAAAACGCCGCAAAATAAAGTTATAAAGAAAAATAGCAATGCGCTAATCATAAGGGCAATTTCTCCAGAAAAGGTATATCTATCGGATAGCGAAACAGATCAGTCTTTCTTTTTTGTCTGATAAGACGTTTGTGTTTTCTAATGGCCTCGCAGATGCGGGGCTTTTTTTATGGGGTGAATATGCCTGACTATTCTGTTAAATCGAATGTGCTGTATCAGGGGGTTAATGCGGTAGCGGCTCTTTCTGCTGATATTGGCAGCGTCGAAAAGCTTCTGACTAACCCGAATATTTCGCTCTGCTATGAGGCATCGGCGGCAGGTTCAATCAGTGTCGATATCTATAAGTCTGCATGGAAGGATAAGGGCTTTATCTTGGTCGGCACGCTGTCTGTCACGCTGACGGCGGCAGGTTCTGGTGCAGATGAAATCAATCCGGCGCAATGCAAAGGCGTTTACTGGAAGGCGGTCGTCAAGACGGCCACTGGTGATACCAATGCTGTTTTCTCAATCAATGCCCTGGGGTAAGCCATGAAAACCTTCATCCGTCGTTTTATTGATCTTCGCCTGTTTCTGCTGATCGTTCCTGCTGTGCTGGGTCTGGTGACGTTTGATCAGGTGCTGGCATCTACCTGGGGCGCGCTGCTGCTGATCATTCCGGCAGTTGTTGGCCTGGCGCTGCTGCTGCGAAAGATCATGTTTCATGTCGATATGTCGCTTGTCACTGAGCTGGCTATGACAAGTCCGATTGGTGCTGCGCTGGTCGTTCTGGCTGATCGTATTTTTGTTGCCGCAATCATCATCGGTGCTGTGCTATGGCTGGGCCGATAGCGGCAAGTGCGCTTGCCTTGCTGCCGCTGCTCACTGCGTCGATTCAACAATACTGGCCGGATATTCCGGCCAGATCTGTTTTGGCGGCACAAGTTGAGCAGGAGAGTGGTTGGCGGACTGCTGCCACTCTCCGGACGGGCCGGGAGCTGGGTGCCGGTCTTGGGCAGTTTACGCGAGCGTATCGGGTGGATGGTTCAGTCCGCTTTGATGCAATCGCTGAGCTATCAGCCGCTCATCCTGAGTTGCGTGGTTGGTCGTGGGCAAATGCATATGACCCGCACTATCAGTTGGCTGCGGTGGTGCTGAAAAATCGCACATCGTACCGAGCTATCAGCTGGGCCGATTCTACTGAGGATCGCATGGCAATGATGGATGCTGCATATAACTCCGGGCTGGGTTCGGTGATCAAGCGGCGGGCCAAGTGTAAGGCCGTAGTGGGCTGCATGCCTGGCCGCTGGTTCGGTCATCTGGAGCGATCAAGCACGCAAAGCAAGTCGCGGGTGCAGGGCTATGGCCAGTCATTCGCAGACATCACAAATACGCATGTCCGGAATGTCATGGTCGTGCGCCGTCCCAAATACAAAATTTTCTTCAAAGAATAGGGGTCATTCATGTCCGGTGATAACCATTGCGCAATGCCCAGTGATGTTGTTGTGCTGCCGCGTGAGCAGTTTTCGGAGTTGCTTGAGGAGGCGGCGCGGCGTGGTGCTGAAAATGCGCTACGTGATGCCGGGGTGGATGGTGCTGTTCGCTTGGCCAAGCGTGTGGATGGCATCAGTGACAAGATCATTACGGTACTTGTCGGCAGTATTGTTCTTGGCCTGGTGACGGCTGCTTGGTCTGGTATCGTCGCGCTGGCCCGGCTTAAGGGTGGTTGATATGCGCACGATTATCGTTGTTGGTGTTGCTGTTGGCCTTATTGGCACTGGTGTGTGGTTGCGCGGCTTGAATGATGCGCCGGTCATCATCAAGGCGAAGGTGGCGGCATCTGAGGCTCATGGCGTTGCCATCGCAGTACAGGATGCTCGCCGGATTGAGCATGCTTCTGCGGCAAGTGATGCTGCTGCCAGTATGGAATATCAAAGGGGTTTGGATGATGGGAAAAAAGATCTGCAGCGTGCTCTTGATCGGCGTGATGCTGTTATCCGGCTGCGCGAGCAGCAACTTGCAGCAGTCCGCACCGGGGCTATGTCCTCAGCCCCAAGCAGCTCCGGCGGACGTGATGCATCCGCGCCAGCCGACTTTCTTGCAGCGCATGGAGACGCTGCTTTACGACTAGCAGCAGAGGCTGATGATGTCGTCAGACAATTGCAGGCGTGTCAGGCAATTGTGAAATCAGATCGTGAATAACCCGCTTCGGCGGGTTTTATATATTTTAGGGGGGTATATGGGTATTGTTTCTGACAGATATAAACCGCCTGGCGGCAGTGCGGTTTATATTCCGCGAGTAAGTCAATTCGACAAGATATTGATCTTTCCGGCACCGCCACGCCAATCAAACGCAGTGAAAGGTTTCACCCTGTATCCGAACGACGGCCAATTTGTTGGTGCAATCACGGATGCGGATGTTTACGACACTGAAGCGGGTGCGCTGTCTGTTGGTATGTCTACTAGCAAAGCGCTAGCTTTCCCCTGGCAGCTGTGTCAGTGGGATTTGAGCCTTGGTCAAAGCCTGCTTGTACAGGCTCGCGTAAAAACCGTTGGGGCCACAGCCAGTAGTAACGTTCTGTTTGGTAACAGTGATGCTACTGTTCCTGGCTTTGGTGTAGTGCTCTACGGTCCGACGCATGCCACAAATGCGGGGAAGTTGATGTTTAACGTACTGGCCCAGGGGCAGGCGGCGCAGGCGCTACAGATCCAATCTGCCCGTGTATCTGGCGGCAGTGTGGTACAGGATGTGCTGCCGACTGATACCTACCTAAACCTTACAATCCATGTCGATGGGCTGACAAAAGTTCTGTCTGCATACGTCAACGGTATTCAGGGCGTAAACAGCGGCGTCAACACGCTGAATAATGGCTCAACTGTACCATCGAGCGGCCAGCGAAATTTTGGCCTTGGCTATATCCCGGCAGATGCAGGATTCACTAGCACTGCTGCCAAGGCTGCCCGCTTCCAGGCGTTCCGTATGGCCGTGTTGCCATCCGGTCAGCAGTTCCGCGATGTGGGAATGTTGGACTGGCTATTTAATGAGAATCCGCGTCGTCTTTTCTCCGACGTGGATTATGTAGGGGCTTGAATATGGCGCGTAGAAAAATCGCCCTTGTTGTGGGTTATGGGCAGTCCAATGAAGCAGGAACCGGCGTTGCTCCACGTCTTGCTGGCACCGCCGTTTTGAATGCTGACGTGGCAAACAATGTCCGGCATAGCTCGGTGTTTGGTGCGCCGCGGCAGTCTCTGACCACCGTAGCGCCCTTTGTTGCGCCATGTGGAACATTCGATAAGCTGACTGAATCGCTGGCACTTTACACCGGGCTCCATTTTCAGCTGTACAACAAAGCTGTTGGTGGCACTGCTGCAACGGATAGCTGGTGCGGATGGGATGCCGCAAATGCCCGTATTAAGGCGCAAGGGGAAAGTGGATATGATCCTGGTGGCCTGATTGCGGCGCTGATTTCTGCAGTTACCAATGCAGTAGCTGCTGGATATGAGGTCTGGATGATAACTGCAGGTCATCAGCAGGATATAAGCCTTGGTCGGCCTGTTGATCAAGTAATCGCAGCCAGCGTACACATCCAGCAGCGTGCAATAGCCGCCGGTGCTAAAAAGGTATTTGTTGGGAAAACGCCGCGCTATGTTGGCGGAGGAACAGAAGCGGAATGGAACGCTGGCGGTAAAATTCACCAGATCGCGGCGGGTGTGCTTGCAGGTGTTCCAGGTGCACTAGTTGGTGCTGATCTTTCGGCAAACACTGATGTTAACCTACGCGCCACAGATAATGTTCAGTTTATTCACCTAAATCATGCAGGTGTTTGCTGGGCAGCTGGATTGTGGCTCGATGCAATAACTGCAGCAAAAGTAATATAGCATACAAATTCCCGTTAGTTATTGTAGGTTAATAATTAACGGGAATTAATTTTAATGCTTTGCTTTATTTTTTTTAATCCTTCTTGCAATAATTCCAGCAATACCAATTGCAGACAATAAATATGTTTCTGGCTCTGGAACGTTTGATACCATTATTTGCGGAATGAAGTGGGTGCACTCGCAATTATTCATTGTTGCGGTAATTCCGTTCATTGAAGAGTAGATTGTTAGTGCATATACGCCGGGTTGTGATATGTATGAAAATGGTAATGATATTCCTGCCTTTATAGAATTTGAATTTTGTCCAAGTGATATTGTTTCTGACCATGCTATTTTGCTATTTAATGCATCACTGATGTTTTGAGATTTTTCACTTAGTTTTACGGTTAATGTATTAATGGTAAATTTGTAAATGTCGTAATTTGGAAATAATGCATAATAACCGCCATAAGAACTAATATACGATCCAATTGGATTTGGTATTGATTTTGCTGCCAGTATGTCGTTACTTGTAATATTTATTTTGAATACTTCAGTTACATCATTTTCGTATGTTAATGGATTTTCTGAGATCAGTTTTGAAGGAAGGTATTTGTAAAGATATACATTTGCAATGGATATGTTTGGAGTTAAAAAAGTAATTAGCAGTGATAGTATTTTTGCAATGTTTTTCATGATTTGTTTAAAATCCATGTTAAAATTTAAAATAAAATACATGCCAATGTATTATACAGATGGAATTTTTAAGATGCCATTTATTGTTTAATTTAATGTTTATCAATTTGTGAGCGTGTAATATTTTTGCTTATAGCTTCCGTACAACTCCGGCAACAACTCCCCACACTATTAGCCCATCCTCTGGAACTGTGATGGTTGGGTAGTTTGGATTGTCTGCGACCAGTAGAACTACTCCAAGCCTGTTATGCAGTCTGCGTAGCAGGAAACTTCCTTCCCACTCGGCCACGATTAGGCTGCCATGGCTAGGTGTTCTGGCCTTGTCGATAACGATGAAGTCATCTTGCACGATGTCGCGAATGGCATCATTCCCTGCGCGCATCAGGAATGTCGTGTTTGGGTCATCAGTCAGTAGGGCATTCAGATCAATCTGATCTTGCATGTAATCTGCGGCAGGCGATGGGAATCCGGCGCGTACCGGGTCGGCTGTGAGCGGGATGCGGATCTGCGAGGATGATGTTAGTCGAGTCGGGTTCATGTCATTGCTTTTGAATGTGTACGAATTCAAATATAGCAGATAAACGATGGCCATGCCTTAGGTCGAATAGGGGTGTATTGTTATCAATGAGGCCATGCTTGAATGACAAATTATCATGCATATTTTGATATGTTTGTGCCGAAAAACAGCGCTAAGTGTTTGATTTTTCAGTATCGTGTCACTGTGTTTTTTACGGTGTTTTGATGTTTGTAATTGGCGTAAGTATTTGAAAAATAAATGAAATCGCTAAAGATTGTTACGTATAACATCCACAAGGGTATGTCGCGAGGCTGGTGGGATGTTTTGGCATTTGGCCGGGCGGCGGCGTGAGGTAGGGTAGGAATGTAGGGGTGGGGTACTGCGCTTTGCCTGTCCGGTCCTGGTGTCGCACGTAGTTTGTCGCACAAATGTAGTGTCGCAAATTTGTCGCAAAACACGCTGCAAGCCAATAAAATCAAGGTTTTTCGATTCTCTCCGCTCGCACCACCAGATAGATGAACAGTTTTATATTATTTTCTGTTTTCTCTATATATTTCCATCTGCTTCAAATTCAAGCTGCGACTTTTCCATTGTATGCATTTGTGCATCTTCATCAATTGAAGGGGCTTGATCCATCTGTCATGGCTCCCATTGTGCGGAGGTCTCGCTGGATGGGGCTGTTGGATGTTTTCCCTGCTTGGACTCTTGATGGATGAGATCTTCTCTGGAAGACATGGCTGCGTGTGTATCAGCAAGCCGTGCTAAGATCGCTGGTTTGTTCCCCTTTCCTTACACCTGACTGAATATTAGGTAAACCATAAGGGCTCTGACTTGATTATGAATCATTCCATTATTGGGCGTGCCCTGCTGTTGGGTGCGTTGTTGCTGTCTGGTGTTGCGCATGCCGAAACGGAAGATATTCCTTTGCCGGGTGATGTGCAAAATGCACCAGTCAAGACGATAAAGTCATCGACTCGTCATGAGCGTGCGGGAGGGGTGGCAAAGCGCGCTGGTGCAGAGCGTCGGTCGGCAAAGCACGTCAAACGAAATGGCCATGCTCATGCCAAGCGAAAAGCCGTGAAGCTGCACAGGGGTGGCGGGGCCGTCAAAGTGCATAAGGCCAAAGTTTTGACTAAGCACACTCCAGCCCATTCATCGCATGCCAAGAAATACAAATCGCATAAACCAAGCAAAAACAATAATATAAAAAAGAGCACAAAAAAGAAGAGTAAGAAAATGCACTGA